CGACGCAGTTCAGCGCGCAGCAGTCGGCGGAGGCGATGAGCTATCTCGGTATGGCAGGCTGGAATACGGAGCAGATTATCGCGGGTATGCCCGGACTGCTTGCGCTTGCAGCCGCGGGCGGAGCAGACCTCGCACGAACGGCTGATATCGTATCGGACGACCTCACGGCTTTTGGCCTGTCGGCGGACAAGGCGGGGCACATGGCGGACGTGTTTGCGGTCACGGCAACGAGGACGAATACCAACGTCGAGATGATCGGTGAGACGATGAAATACGCCGCGCCTGTTGCACGTGCTTTTGGCGCGTCGATGGAGGAGACGGCAGCACTCACGGGCATCATGGCGAATGCGGGTGTCAAGGCCTCGCAGGCAGGAACGTCACTTCGTGCTGGCTTCATGCGTCTAGCTGGACCGCCGAAAAAGGCGAGTAAAGCGATGGATGAGCTGGGCATATCCCTGTCGGATGTCTCGGCACAGCAGCAAGAGACAAGTGCGGCGCTTGCCGCCCTCGGCATCGATATGGATAGCGTAGCGGGCGAGGGGTCGCATAAGATGGTCGCCATACTGCGCGAACTCCGAGAAAAGACACAGAATCTTACGGATGAGCAGAAGCTGGCGCACTTGCAAATGATCTTTGGCACAGAGGCGGCAACGGGCTGGCTCAATGTTTTGGATGCGGGGCCCGAGGTTTTTGAGGATCTCGTCAAGCAGATGGAAAACTGCGACGGCGAAGCCGAGAAGATGGCGCAAGTCATGATGAACAATGCCAAGGGCGCGATTATTCAGCTGCAGTCCGCCCTGGAAGGTGCGGCGATTTCTGTTGGCTCGCTTTTCCTGCCTGCTTTAACAGATGCTGCAAAATGGGCGGCTGAGATGACAGGTACCTTTTCTCGCTGGGTGAAAGAGCATGAGGGGCTGACAAAGGCGGTCGTTGGTACAGGTGCAGCGATCGCGGGGCTTGTTTTTGGGATTCAGGCGTTCCAATTGGCTTCTGCGGCGATTAACTATGTCAGACTAGCACAGGTATTTACCATGCTTCCTGGGGCAATTTCAGGGGCATTTGCCGGGATTGCAGCACTGAGCTGGCCGGCTATTCTTGCGATTCTTGTCCTCGTCGGTGTTATCGCATTGGCGTCTGCCAATTTTGATGCCGTGAAAGAGACAGCTACTATCGTATTTAGTCACATCTCCGGCACAGTGTCCGCGATGACAGCTATCGTACAAGCAAGATTCAGCGAGGCGCTCAACAAGATTACGGAGGTTTGGAATAGCGTTACGGGACAGAGCTTGCAATCATCTGAGATGCTTGGCGCGATGTTTAATGAGCTCGGATTTGTGCTGGGGGCGGCTTTCGATGTGGCTGCAGTCATCATCGGCACGACGGTTTCCGTCATGATCAACACGATTACCTCTCTAGCTCAGATTATCGGCGGCGTAGTCAACATCGTCGCGGGGGTAATGACGGGTGATTGGGCTAGAGCATGGAAAGGCGCCGGGCAAGTCGTTGACGGTGTCGTAGGGGCAAGCCTCGGGACGTTTACTACATGGATGGGCGGCATCAGTGACGTTTTTGATATGCTTATGGGCAAGTCCGCCGAAGCACAACGGCAGGCTGAGCAGGCGCAAGCGAGCCAAGAGGTAGTTGCAGCGGGGAGGAGTGCCCTACCGCAAATCAGTTCCGATTACATGCCCGACGAGGGTATGATGCAGACCGCTGCCGCTGCACAGCAGACATCGCAGGCGACAGCAGATGCAGCTGCCCATGCGCAGGAGCTTTCGTCCAACGTTCAGCAGACAGGGCAAGCTACACAGGCGACCACGGAATATATGCAGCAGCTTCAAGCGGTCACCGGGCAAGTACCTGCGCAGGCAGGGGCGGCATTTACGGATATGGGGGCGCAGTCAGCAGCGGCGGCGCAAACGATAGGTACAAATCTGCAGCAGATTCCTGAGCAGGCGCAAACCGCGTTCCAACAACTGCCACCTATAGCGCAGCAGGGGACAGACGGCATGGCGCAGGAGATTTCGCAGCTTGCCGCTAAATGTCAACCCGGGGGCAACGCTTTTGTGCAAGCGGCGGACGCTTGGGGTGAAAAGGCCTGTCAGTCTATAACCAGCTGGGCGGAGCAAATGGCGTCCGCGGTGGAGAGTAGGATGTCGGCTGCGTGGTCGCGCATCTCGACACAGTTTGGCGCCGGATTGCATGTCAATGTAACTACGACTGGCGTTGGGCAATCAGTCGCCGCAAATGCTGAGGGAGGCATCTACCGTAAGGGCGCGTTTTTGACAACTTTTGCTGAGGACAGCGCCGAAGCGGCGATCCCACTTGACGGTTCGCCGCGTGCCATCGGACTTTGGCGAAAAGCGGGTGAAATTCTCGGTATCGGTCGAGGGGATGGCGATGTGCCACGCTATGATGTGACGGTAAATAGGGGCTTGACACCACCGCCAGCAGAGCCCGCCGTGCCGCAAGTTCTGAACGCACCACCGATATCCATCGCACTGCATTTCAACGGCGATACGTCGCCGGAAAAGGTTAAGAAAGCGGTTACGGAAGCCGCAGAAAAAGTGCAGCGGACGTTTGCGGAGCAGATGGAAAGCTACAACCGTGAGAGGGGGCGGCTGGCGTTTGGCTAAGGTGTATACGACGAAGAGTGGCGACACGTGGGATCTCATCGCCTATGAGCAGATGGGGGACTGTCGCTACATGGGGATCCTGATGGATGCCAACCGTGTGCATGTACGGACAGCGATTTTCTCGGCGGGTGTTGAGCTGACCATCCCGCCCACCCCAAAAGATGTGCAGGCGAAGACGCTGCCGCCCTGGAAGAGGTGAGAACATGAAAGCGCGTCGAGTGAAGGTCAAATGCACTTACGACAACGTAGATATATCGCGGGACATCGCGCGATTTCTCAAAAGTTTTTCCGTCCGGGAAGTGCTCAGCGGCGAAGCGGACAGCGCAGAAATTACATTAGAAGATAGGGCGGAGCTTTGGCAGGGCGATTGGTTCCCCGAGCGCGGGGCAATCATGGATGTCACGCTCGCAATATCTGACTGGGAGAGCGAGGGAGATGATAGAGAGCTCCCCTTTGGCAAATTCGAGGTTGACGAGATCACGAACACGGGGCCGCCGAACGAGGCAAAAATTAAGCTCGTGTCCGTGCCCAACGGCACGGACTTGCGCGGTGTCGAGCGTACACGTGCGTGGGAGCAGGCAAACCTCTCCAGAATCTTGCAGGACGTGGCGGAGGGTGCAGAGATGGAGCATTATTTTGATGCGCCGGAGGATCCCGTTATCGAGCGCGCAGAGCAGTCGGAGGAAACAGATCTCGCCTTTTTGCAAAAGCTCTGCAAGGACGCTGGGCTTGCGCTCAAGGTGTCGGATAAGACCATCATCGTCTTTGATGTCGCGCAGTATGAGGCGGCAGAGCCCGTTATGATCATCACAAAGGGCAGGGACAGTATCATCTCATTTGATTGCCGCACGACGATCCACGACATCTACCGTGCATGTCACGTCAAGTACAAGCACGGTAAAGAGGATGAGCTTATTGAGTACACCTTTGTGGATCCGAACCGAGAGAAGGGGCGGACACTCCAAGTCAATGAAAAAGTGACAAGCATCGAGGAGGCCGAGAAGCTCGCCAAGAAAAAGCTGCGAGAAAAGAACCTAGAAGAGGTGTCAGTCTCGCTCTCGATGCTTGGCAACTTTGCCTTGCTTGCGTCCAATACGGTCATGCTTGCGGGCTTTCATGCCTACGACGGGAAATACTTGATTATCCGCAGCAGTCATGAGGTTGGCAGCGGGTACACGACAAAGATCGAGCTCAGGAGGGTTATCGATGGATACTAAGGCCCTGCGGAATATGGTGCGCGTCGGCATCGTGAGTGAGGTATGCCCCGCAGACTGCGCGGCGCGTGTAGTTTTTGAAGAAAAAGACAGCACGACGTCGCCAGTTCTGCCGATCATCACGCGCGGTGGCAAGGTCAATCGCGATTTCTGGCTGCCGGACATCGGCGAGCAGGTCGTGTGTCTTTTTGCCTGCAACGACAAAAACTTCTCCACGGGTTGGATTCTCGGCGCGCACTACAAGGAAGGCGAAGGCAATGCGGACAGCGTGGATAAGCGCCGCATCGACTTCGCTGATGGATCTTTTGTAGAGTTCAATCGTGAGACGGGCGGACTGACGATCCAGTGCACGGGAGATGTCGTCATTAACGGACGGACGATCTCGCTGAATTGATAATGGAGTTACGCAGGTTTGCAGAGAAAAAGCCCGCCATTGAGGCGGGCTGTGGGCATTACGCGAGGGCCGCTTTTTTCTCATAAAGTTCTGTAAGTGCGTCTTGCAGAACCTTGGAAACGTTGAGCTGCTCCGTTTCAGCAAAGGTGTTGAGCCATGCGGGGATCGTGAGATTCTTGCGAATGGACTTGCTTCCGTATTTTGCCGCATAAGCGTCTATATCGAGCGAGAGCAGGCTGACGAATCCTTCGCCGATTTCGGGGTCTGGATGAATGTCCGTGATGCTACTTGCCGGGGGGATTTCCTTGCCATCTTCAAGTTCGCCAAGAATCCAACCGGAAGCTGCATCTTCGCCCATGACGATGGCATCGGCGAGCGAATCGCCGCCAGAAACGCATCCAGGCAGATCAGGGACGGTGACAGCGAAAGAAGATGAATCGGGATCGGGATAAAATACGGCAGGATAAACAAGGTTCATCGTATATTCCTCCTTTCGGAGGCAGGTATCATAATTTGATTCCTGCCTCTTTCAAGACACTTTTCACAATGAAGGGGTTGATGTCACCAGGATGATTCGGGGCTGTCAAGGTTTTTGCAACACCGTCTTTTTGATAGTGTTGGTGTGAGCCTTTCGAGCGAACAGGCTGCCACCCGTTTTTCTTCAGCAGTCTGTCAAGTTCCTTGAATCTCATCGTGTTCCCTCCTTCTGATTATATTATACGCATTATGCGCATAAAAGTCAAGAGGATTTTCAAAAAATTATTTTAAAAAACTGCTTAAATAGAGAGTCGAAAGGAGGCGATGTCGTGCCATCTGCAGTGAGAAACGGCGATGAGACGACGGGTGTGTGCGACAAGGGCTTACCGTGCTGTCCGCATGGCAGAACAGGCACGGTGAGTGTCGTCAGTGGAAATGTTTCGGTCAACGGACGCGGGCTGCACCGTTTGCACGACACGGGTCCGACGAACTGTCCGCATAGCGGAACTTTTGAAAGTGTCGTTGGCAGCTCCACCGTTTTTTGTAATGGTCGACCGGTCGTCCGTATCGGAGATGCGACGGTATGCCAATCCTGCGGAAAATCGGGCAGCCATACGACAGGGAGCGGTAACGTGTTTATAGGAGGATAGCATGTCGTTTTTGGACAAGGTCACGAACACATACAAAAAACGTATGGCAGAACATTTGTCGAGCTTGCACAGCCCGATTCTATCCGATCTGCTCGAAGGTTTTCAGGGTGTGCAAGAGCAGCCGCAGATCGGATCGCTTGGGGATATCGTGTTTACGGTGACGAGGGACGAGGTGCGTACTTTCCACAATTATCGCCGTTCTACAAAGGCGCGGTTCGCGTCGCACGAGGTTATTGGAAAAAAGCCGATTCTCGAATACATCGCGCCGGCGGGTGAGGAGATCACCTTTACCATGCAGCTCCACATTGGGCTTGGCGTCAATCCGGCAGAAGAGACGGCGAAGCTACGAAAGCTCTGCGAAAAAGGTGAACCGATGCAGCTTATTTTTGGCAATGAACCCGTTGGTATGCACATGTGGGTCATCGAGAGTCTCGGCGAGAGCGCGGAAAGAATCGACCATGGCGGGCGCATCCTTGCAACACAGGTGGAGCTTACGTTGAAAGAGTATCTCCCGGAGATGTACGAGGATCAGGAAGAGGAGAATGTAGGCGGTGAGAGTGAGGGGGCGGCGCAGTGATATATGACGTGACACAGGAAATCGGTGCGGTGGATTTTGCACCGTCATCGCGAACCATGGAAATCCTGCAGAATGTGCAGACGATACTTTCGACGCTCAAAAAATCGGTACCGATGGATCGCGAATTTGGCGTGTCGGGCAGTATCATGGATCTCCCGATCGCGGCAGCCCAAGCCAAGCTCACGGGTGAGATTGTGGCCGCCGTAAGCAAGTACGAGCCGCGGGCGCAGGTGCTCAACGTCTCCTATCGCGGGGATGGGGCGGAAGGCGTCCTCAGAACGACCGTGAAAGTGAGGATACGAGATGAGACTGCGTGATTTACCGGAGCTGTCCTTTGCGGAGCGTTCCCCGGAAATAATCGAATCCAACATCGTCAAGACGGTGGAGGGCTTGCTCAACCGAAAGCTTGCTCGTGCAGATCCGCTCCGGCTGTTTCTCTGCGGCGTGGAGACGATTATCGTGCAGCAGCGAGAGCTCATAGACCAAACTGCAAAGATGAATCTCCTCGCATACGCAACGGGCGACAATCTTGACCATATCGGTGCCTTGGTTGGCACCGAGCGCATCGGGGCAGTGCCGGCGCGAACAACGCTGAATCTCGTATTGTCGTCGGCGCGTGAGACTGCGACCAGCATCCCACAAGGGCTGCGTGTCACGGCGGGGGACGGTGTAATGTTTGCGTTGGATACGGCGGCTGTCATCCCAAAAGGTGAGACTTCGTCTACTGGGACGGCAACGTGCACGACGGTCGGTGATATCGGCAACGGCTATGCGCCGGGTGAGCTTAATGCGATTGTTGATCCACAGCCGTTCCTTGCGAGTGCGACAAATACCACGACGACCGAGGGCGGCGCCGATCGGGAGAGCGATGAGCATTATCGCGAGCGGATCCATGAGGCGCCTGAGCAGTTTTCGACGGCCGGTCCTGCAGGCGCGTATAGGTATTTTGCCAAAAAGGCGAGCGCATTGATTGGCGATGTGAGCGTCGAAAATGGGGGCGCTGGTGTTGTCGTCGTGTGCCCGCTCCTCAAAGGCGGCGTTTTGCCAGGAGCGGAGATATTAAAGGCTGTGAGGGAGATTCTGTCGGGCGATAAAGTACGACCGCTCACGGATGTGGTCAAAGTGGAGGCGCCAGAGGTTGTCAAATATGATATCCGTATGCGTTATTGGATTGACCGCAGCGACGCGGTCATGGCGGCGACCATCGAAAAGAGGGTGACTGCCGCTGTCGCAGATTTTGTGACGTGGCAAAAAGAAAAGCTCGGCCGGGATATCAACCCAACGGAGCTTTATTATCGCGTACGCGCTGCAGGGGCAAAGCGCGCCGAAATCGCAGAGCCGGTATTTACACGCGTGGGCATCGGAGCTGTCGCGGTTGCAGACGCGCAGACGATCTCTTTGGAGGGACTGGAAGATGGCTGACATATGCATGATAGGCAGCCTGTCATTACTGGATATCTTGCCCGAGAATCTGTTGGCAGATAAACAGGTGTATGCTGCAGCAAAGTCACTCGATGACGAGCTGCAGCGTGTCACAGCATCTTGTACCGAGGTGCTGCACCTGCCGCGCCTCGACGAACTGCCGGAAGCGGTCATTGACCTGTTGGCGTGGCAGTGGCATGTCGATTTTTACGAGCCAGATGCTGACATAAGGGTAAAGCGCCAGCTCGTCCGCGAGTCGATCGCATGGCACCGCATCAAGGGGACAAAGAGTGCCGTCGAGGGCATGATTCGGACGATTTTTCAGGGCGGCATCATTACTGAGTGGTTTGACTACGGCGGTGAGCCGTATCATTTTCGCGTCGATCTTCTGAGCGCGCCCAAAATGACGCCGGAAAACACGGAGCGCTTGCTGTATGTCGTAAATGCATCCAAAAATGTGCGGTCCGTGCTGGATGAGCTCACGTACCGACGCGACATGCAGGGCTCAATCCACTACGGCGCTGTACCATCCCTCCACATGACCTACGAGATACGTCCGGCAGAAATTGCAGACACGCAAGCAGATGCGCAGCACTACCTCGGCGGCGCACCCTCGATGCACACCTGTTATGGGGTTTACCCGACTGTCGTACAAGATGCGCAGACAAGCGTGCGGCGCTACATCGGTGGCATCGACGACATCCATACGACCTACGAGGTCACAGAGACCTAGAAAGGAGACATTATGGCAAACTGGACAGGCGGCCAGCTTACAAAGGCGGGACGCGACCTGCAAATCAAAGTAGAGGCAGGGCAGTGCAAACTTGAGTTGACCAAAATCAAGCTCGGCGACGGCACAGAAAATATCGCGAGCGTCGACAATATGACCGACCTCGTCGCCCCCAAAGCGGTATTTGGTATCAGCCAGGTCACCGCAAAGGATGGCATGTGCACCGTCACAGGCATCATCCATACGGGCAACGTCAGCGCGGGATTTTACGCGCGTGAGTGGGGGCTTTTTGCGCGCGATCCGCACCTCGGTGAGATCCTCTACATGATCTCGCTCGACCCCAATCCCGACTCAGTACCGCCGTCGTCGGCAGCGCTCAAGCAGAGCGCGACGTACGCGATGAACATCGTCGTCTCCAATGCGACGCATATCGATGTGCGCATCGACCCTGCGGGACTGGTGGACGTGGCAATGCTCGCGAATGGCGCGGGACTCGTACAGCGCAGCACGCGCTACGAGCTGGGCGACATCCTCTACGATACGCAGCTCGCGCGGCACGATCTGCGCCTTGAGTGCGTGCAGGCGGGCACGACGGCGGCGACACTGCAGGACCTGAGCAGCGTGCATCTCGGGCAGAGCATCACCGATGGCACGGTCGTCTGGCGAGTCAAGCGGCTCTACACCATCGACGGCGACATGTTCGAGATTGACACAGACGGCGGCATCATGCCGACCGCAGAGCCGCACTACAGCGTCAATTATGAGCTGGACGAGGATGGCAACATCATGCCAAAGGCAATGTAAGAAAGGATTGGTGACACATGGCAACAAGAGGCATCGTGCCTCGCGCAAACGGCGAGGGCAGCATTGGGACGGAAAATAAGCGCTGGGGAGCGATATTCGCCGAAAAGGTCGCCGTCAAGGCGCTCGAAGTCATCGGTGGTGGGACAGAGAACGATACGCAGCCCGCAACAGTCGGGTGGGTAAAACAGACCTTTACAAATCTGTTGAGAGGTGCTCTTGCGAGTGCAGGTGTACGTCATAACATTGATTATAACGGATATCTTTGCCTTGGCAGCCTGTTTGGCAATACGATCTTGCAGTGGGGGACCAAAGAAATTTCTAAGGGGTGGGTATCGGACAACAAAGGCATCCCTTACATCGATGTGCCGTACAATATAGCAACCTCTAGCGTCCGTCTTAAACCGTTGTGCGGATTTCTCGCCGATGATTCAGACAACATTTTTGTGGTTACTCCGGAACAAGGGAGTGATACCCCGTATGGATTCCTCCGATTCCGTCGTGTGCAAATTAAAGGCACACAAGCAAGAGGATCGTTTTTTTGGTTTATGATCGGGATAGCGTGAGGAGGTATGGCGCATGGACAACAATAACTATTGGGCACGTTTTGACAACAATGGCCGCGTGGGAGCAATATTGCTTGACGGTGTGCATGTCAAAACAGATGCTCAGCGGGAGAAACTCTCAAACGACGGCTACGTCCCCATCTCCGATGAGGACTATCAGCACTACATCGGCAACCGCGGCGCAGGCGACAACGGCACGGGCTACATCCGCGACATCAAGACGGGCA